AAATGATATGCGACTACGTGCTAACCGGTGACGCGTATAGCTTGATCGCAGGGGAGCGGGAACCGTCCGCGCTGCTTCGTCTTATCCCGCAACGGGTGACGGTGAAGCCCTGGTCAGATGGTCAGCCTGGATCATACCTCTACGATTCAGGCGGAAAGCAGAGATCGTACTCATGGGAGGAGGTCATTCACATCAGGTCGCCGAGTTGGGAAGACGACCCGTCGAACCTGTTTGGAACTGGGGCGGTGAGACCGCTTGATCACGACCTTAGGACAGAGCTGGCCAGCATTAAAAGCGCTGAAGAGACGGCCAAGACTGGGCGCCCATCTGGCATTATTAGCCCGTCAGAAGACGGCGACCGGTGGAGCGCTGAGCAGGTGAAGCGGATCCGTCAAGCTTACTCGAAACAAATGTCCGGAAAGAGCGGAATTTTAATCCTGGGTGGTGCGGCTCGTTTTGATTCGCTCTCACTCACGCCGAGGGACCTGGAGTTCTCAAAGCAGAGGCAGCTAACCAGAGAGGCTACCCTCGCTACGTTCTCTGTGCCTCCTACTCGGGTAGGATTGCCGACTGCGAACTATGCAACCAGCAGAGAACAGGCCAAGGTTTATTGGCAGACCTTGCAGGCCCGCGCCACCTTCTTAGACGTAGAGCTTTCCAGGCTCGCTAAGCTCTTTCCTAACTCCGAAGATGTGCGAGTGGTTCACGACTTCTCAGCCGTTGAAGCGTTGCAGGAGAGTCGGAGCGAGCGGGTTGATAGGGTTCGGAAGTGGTACGACATGGGGCTCCCGCTTGCGGATGCCGCAGCCTTTGAGGGCTTCGAGGAGCTTCCGACTTTTGATCTACCTGAGGAGCCCGTACCAGAGGCAAGCCAGGAAGAATCCGAGACTTTGCGCGCCCTCTTCAGCCCTGTGAACAAAGCGAAGACAGAGCCCCCTAACCTTGAAGCGTTAGATCTGGACGGGCCGTCCCGCTTCGCGTCGTGGTTTTCTGACGTCGACGACGACGATGATGATGAAGGGTGGCGCGCATCCCCTATGCCTGTGACACGGGAACAGCGCGTCGAAGTATGGAAGAGCTATATCGAACGCCTGCACGGTCCAACTGAGCGAGCAATGATGCGCGCATTCAGGACGTTTCTCAAGAAGCAGTCGAAGCGATACGCCTCCAGGCTTCGGAAGGTCACCCAGAACAAGGGGATCACCAGATCGATATCAGACCAGGACCTGGATCTAATCCTTGAAGATCAAGCGGAGCGTATGGCTCTGGCTCAGGTAGCCCGGCCTCTGGTTACAACCGCCCTGATGACTTCCTACCGTACGGCACTGAAGCAAATGGGCGCCGGGGATAAGGTGTTCGATCCTACTCGCCTGGATGATGCGATCAAGCAGGGAACAGGGGAGCTGGTTGAAAACGTATCAAAACCTACCAGGGCGGCCGTTCGGTTGATCATAAATGAAGGCTTCGCCGAGTCTGTAACGATCGCCGAGATGCAACGCGCTTTGATGGCCTCAAAGGCATTTGATGCAGCCAGAGCGCTACGAATCGCGCGCACTGAAAGCACCCGAAATACAAACCTTGGGTCGATAGCCGCTATGTCGAGCGCTTCAGATCTGGGCGTACCAGTGCGGAAGATGTGGATCTCGGCAGGTGATGCAGAAGTAAGAGAGGCTCACCAGGAGCTGGATGGTCAATACGTGTTTGCTGATGAGGCCTTTAGCTCAACCGGCGGAAGCCCAATGCATCCAGGCGGATTCGGTGAAGCGTCCGAGGACATCAATTGCCGATGCAATTTGATCCCATTCATAGATGAAGAAGACGCGGCCGACTTCAAGAGCGAACGCGATGACATGTGGGCAGCTCAAGAGGCAACGCGAGAAACGAACGAATCCATCACGGATGACTCATGAAAGAACTAAATCCAATCCTGAGAGAATTTACCGTCGAAGCCAGAGAAGCCGAGAACGGACAGATCACAGTCATCGCAAGCACTCCGGCCGTGGACAGGATGGGAGACATCGTAGAAGCTCCCTGGGATCTATCCAGATTCAAAAGCAACCCGGTGATCCAATGGGCCCACAATTACGAACTGCCCCCAATCGGCCGGGCCACCTCGATCGGCGTTGAGGACGGGATCTTGATGGCGACGATCGAATTCGATGAGAGCGAAGAGAATCCGCTTGGAAGGACTGTAGCATCCCAGATGCGCCGAGGCTTCCTAAATGCGGTCTCAGTTGGATTCCAGCCCAAAGATTCGATCAAGCGCTCAGCTCTGGATGTGGATGATCCCAGATACGCGGATCGAGGTATGGTCTTTCGGAACTCTGAATTGCTAGAGCTATCCGTTGTGCCCATCCCAGCAAATCCGCATGCGGTCGCGCTTCGCTCAGCTATTAAAGCAATGGACCCAAGAAGCCCAAGAGAGCGGGCCGTGGACGCCTTGAGCGACCGTGAGACCCGAAACGAGATCGAGGCCATCCTGCTCTCTGAGCCTTCGACTGAAAACAAATCTTCACCGCGCCCGATGGTTAACGAGATCGCTGATGCGATGTCCGACCTGTTTGGGCCTGATCCCCTTTCTTCTGTCTTCGGCCACAGTGGTCGGGACGATTCGCAACCGTAGCCCAAAGGACAAAACTGCTATGGACTTTCTAGACAATACACCGGATCTGTCCAGCCCTGATGGGGCTCGGAAAGCTATCCACGACGTACACAAAGCCGCCAAAGAACTTCGCGACGATAATGGCAAGCTCCGCGCTAACGTGGAAGCAATGACCGCAGATCTAAAAGCCGCACAAAAGGCCCTGACTGAAGCGCGCGCATCGCTTATCGCACCTTCTCAAGGTGACTCTGAAATGGGTCGCTATATCGAAGGAAAGGGAGTCCGCACTACCGGACGAACCACCGATAAGGGCGTCTATCTTCCAGGCCTCCAGGACGACACCGCTCGTAATGATTGGCAGAAGGAATTCCAGAAAGCCTGTGAGACCTATACGCTTTCAACGGCTGCACAGGGCCGCCCTTGCAAGCGCGCTCTCGGGCACGTTCAACACATCATCGCACAGGCACCCGGAAACATCCGACGCGCCTTCGATTCCCAGAGCGGAAGCGGTGGTGAGTTTATTCCAGCGCCAGTCCTTCCGCTTCTTGAGAAGGACGTGATCGTTCGTGGTCAGGTCATGAGCCTGTTCCAAGAGATCGCAGTTTCGTCGAACTCCCAAACCATGCCGGTCATTAGCCAAGGTCTCCGCCCCTATCTCAAGGGAACGGTAACCAGCGATAACCCTGCACAGTTTGAGGCTTCCAGCCTTGGAACCGCAGCCCGCACCATCGCACCGAAAGGAATGGCCGTTAGGACGGTTCTTTCAGACGATGCGGATTCTGACGCCATCTTCGATATGGTTCCACTTCTTCGAGAGCAGGCTTTGGAAGCGCTTTCTTATGGAATCGACGACGCTTGTGTAAATGGAGACACGACCTCTACACATCAGGACGATCTGGCAAATTGGGATCCACGCGGTTTGTTTGGAAGTGCAGGTCTTGGAACCAGTATCGACCATCGTCGAGCATGGATCGGACTTCGCGCCCGTGCTTATGACCAAAGCGCAACCGTAGATCGATCGACCTATAGCTTCGCTAACTTCCTTGCTGACTTGGCAGATCTTGCCACGCCGCGCGGAATCGGTGGGACTGAAGGGAACCTCATCTATATGGTTAGCCCCGAGATGTACCTCAGCAACATTGCAGGACTCGATCAAGTGAGTTTAGTTTCTAATTACGGGCCACAGGCATCGGTGCTAAATGGAGAAATTGCAAAGCTGGGCGGAGCCCGGGTTGTTCTTTCTGACTTCATCACCGCAGACCTGAACGCATCGGGGCTATACGATAATACGACCAAAACAAAAACCGGTGGCTTGATCTTCAATGCATCCAGGCACAAAATGTTTACGCGTCAAGGTAGACGTCTTGAACTTCAAAGAGACGCAAGCCGTGGAATAACCTCAATTATTACCACGTGGCGCGGAACCTTCATGCCTGTGTCCAGCTCGGCGACCGTCAAGGACGTCATCTGGGAATACAACCTCTCCAGCTAATAGCTAAAGGAATTAAATTATGAGTATTCAAAGCAAGTGCGCCCTACAGGCCGCATTTATTGAAACCACCGCCGGAACCAGTGAGAGTCATTACGTCGTTATGCCTCATCCAGGCGAATGGCAGATCGACGCGTGTTACTTCACCCCAAACGCCACCGTTTCAGGGCATGCAAGCAACACAGTGACGCTGAGCGCAAAGCAAGGTTCCACGGCCGTTTGCACCGCTATCCTGATCGACGATGGGACTGCGGGAACTGATGGAGTAACCGCAGGAACAAAGCTAACCTTTACGGTCGCGTCGGCTGGAGCGTCTCTTGTTTTCGGACAAGGCGACATCTTGCACGTAGCAGCTACAAAGGCGGCGTCGGGAATCAAATGCGTGGGCGATATGACTGTTAGCTTCAAGCAAGTCGTTAGCTAATGAAGGAACGCCCCCAGGACCGGCCTATGCTGGCTCTGGGGGCCTCCTCTCCTCTAGTGGGAGGCATACCCAGACCCGGGGTAAACAGGGCAATACTTGCGCCGATCAGGCGCTCAGAGATTTTCGAAGAGGTCGAAGATGGCGATAGCAACGGCTGCACAGGTAAGAGACGGCTATCTGAGAGTCCTATCAGGGACCGCAGAGGACAGCTTGATCGATACCTTGATCGCAAGGTTTGACGACATCTCCTCGGCTTATTGCGGGTTCCCTGTGAACTCGAACCAGAGCACCTTCGAAAACAATACCTACACCCACTATTTCGACGGCGATGGCTCAGGCGTTCTACAGCTTCGGGTGATTCCTGCGAACACGATCACAAGTGTCCACGTGGATGTAGATAGGGATTATGGAGCGTCTTCGCTGGTCGCTTCGTCTGATTACACTCTGGACACAAACGAGGGCCTTGTAATCCTGAACACGGATTCAACTCAAGGCGCATTCGATAAAGGCTATCGATCTGTAAAAGTGATCTACACCGCAGGCTTCACAACTATCCCGGACGGAATCGTTCACGCATGCGGGATGCAAGTCAGCCATTGGTATCGGAACCGGGATAACATCGGATTCCAAAACGTTAGCCAGCAAGGCGGATCGATAAGAGTCGACGGCCTTCAGCTTTTGGCTTCCACGCGTCAAGCGCTTGCACCGTATAGGCTCGCTGGAGCTATTGGCGGATTCCTTGGCTGAGCGGACTCTGGATCAATTCGCTAAGGACCTGGACAAGCTGGGTAGCGGAGAGCTTCGCAAACAGATCGAGAAAATACTGGCGGCCATGGCTCAAGGCGGTGAAGGCCTGATGAAGAAGGCTTATACCCGGTCCGGCTTGAAAACAAGAACAGGCGCCCTGATGGGCTCTCTACGCGCTTCAACCCTTGCAAGCGAGGGAGGACTGGGAATCGCTCTGAGGGCCGGCGGAGTGAGCAAAGACGGAAAGTCCATCGCATACGCGGGGACTCAGGAGTTCGGCGCCACCATTACTGGAAACCTCAGGATTCCATTTGCGCTGTTTGGCAAAGGGCCAGCGCTTACAAAGGCAGGGGTCGACCGATACC